CATGATGGACGCTGCTGCCAAGGCCGACGCACAGGCTTTGAAAGAGCAAGAAGTCAGCGGCAAACTGGAGTTGGAAGCTCTTCGCACAGGTGCGCAAATCAAAGAGAGCGAATTCAAGCAACAGTTTGAACAAGAACGTGCCGGCATCCAAATGGGTGCCGACATCGCAAAGAGTAAAGCTCAGATGGCTTTACAAGCGCGAACTGCTGCGCTTCAAAGCAGGAACCAAGGTTCTAGAAAATGATCCAAGACTTCGCACACGTATTGCGCAACCAAATACGTACCGACATGAACAATTACGCCGACGACATTGCGGGAGGTTCGTGTCGTACTTTTGAAGAATACCAAAAACTCTGCGGGATTATTTCAGGTCTAGCTCTCGCAGAGCGTTATGTTCTTGACCTGCTGAAGAAAGTTGAAGAATCCCATGAGTGATGTAGGATTGATCTTACCCCCCGGTATTTCGTTGCCGCCACACATCCAGCCAGTCGAACAGCCTGACGAAGATGATGATAACGATACAAAAGCAGGTGCACTACCCGTCCCAACAGGTTGGAAGTTGCTCTGCGTAGTGCCTGAAGTCGAACAAAAGATTGCAGGAACATCACTGGATCTCGTGAGAGATACAGCCACTATGCGTCAAGAAGAACACGCCACCACGGTGCTGTTTGTATTGCGTGTAGGCCCCGATGCGTACAAAGACACCGCCAAGTTTCCCAACGGAGCATGGTGTAAAGAGGGCGACTTCGTGTTAGTACGTACTTACTCCGGCACAAGATTCAAGATCTTTGGCAAGGAGTTCCGTCTCATCAACGATGACCAAGTTGATGCTGTTGTGCTAGACCCTCGCGGCCTGACCCGCGCTTGAAAGGAAGAATATGGCTGAACCATACAAGTTCCCCGACGAAATTGAAGAGAAGAAGACGGCTGACGTCGAATTCGAGATTGAAGGGGCGGAAGAAGTAGAGATTGAAATCGAAGACGACACGCCTGAACGTGACAGGGGCCGCAAGCCGCTAGACCGTGAAGTTGCTGATCCAACCGATGAAGAGATCGAGTCTTACTCTGACAAAGTTAAAGGACGCATTAAAGAATTGACCCACGCCCGTCACGACGAGCGCCGTGTCAAAGAAGCTACGATGCGTGAGAAACAAGAGCTGGAGCGTCTAGCACAGCAGTTAATTCAGGAAAACAAACGCCTGAAGCAAAACGTTTACACAGGACAGGAAGCCATCATTGAGGGGGCCAAAGGTAAGGCTGAATCAGAGTTGGCCATAGCCCGCAGTAGACTTAAAGCAGCACAAGAAGCTTTTGATACAGACGCCATCCTTGACGCCCAAGAAGCTGTGATGGATGCAAAGATAAAAGTTGAACAAACAAAAAATTATCGTCCTACCCCTTTACAGGAAGAAAAATTTGATGTACAAACTCAACAAACCCAGCCTGCAAAGGCTGAACCGGACGAAAAAACTCTGCGCTGGCAGGCAAAAAACCAGTGGTTCGGACAGCAAGGGTTTGAAGAATACACCAGCTACGCACTAGGGCTGCATCAAAAACTAGTCACAAACGGAGTGGATCCCCGCTCTGCTGAATACTTCGAGCAAATTGATGCTCGCATGAAGTCAACGTTTCCTGATTTGTTCGGGCAAACAACTGACAAGCCAAGGTCTGGTGAGGCTCAAAAGCGACCTACGACAGTGGTGGCCTCTGTATCTCGTTCTACGAGTGCAGGAAAAATTAAGCTAACTCAAACGCAAGTAGCGTTAGCGAAAAAATTTGGTTTAACCCCGCAGCAATATGCTGCACAAGTAGCGAAACTGGAGAACTGAAATGGCTGAAACAATTGACCGCTCAAATCGTGATTTAAAGTCACGCGAAAAATCTGTTCGTGCAGTATACGTACCGCCGACAAACTTGCCTGATCCAACGCCTGAACCGGGTTATGTGTATCGCTGGGTAGCGACGCATGTTCTGGGACAGTCGGAAGTAACCAATGTGTCACGCAGAATGCGTGAAGGTTGGGTGCCGGTGAAGGCAGATGACCATCCGGAATTGATGCTGTTGGGTAACGAAAAAACTGGGAATGTGGAAATTGGTGGACTCATGCTTTGCAAGATGTCTGCTGAAAAAGCAAGAGCCCGGGATGAGTACTATGACCAACAAGCGCAAAACCAGATGGAATCAGTTGACAATAGCTTCATGCGACAAAATGATCCGCGCATGCCGTTGTTTGCCGACCGCAAGTCGTCTTCAACGCGTGGTGGATTTGGTTCTGGTTCTAAATAAACTTAGGAGTCCTTAAATGGCATCTACCGCTTCTCCCTACGGCTTTCGTGCCGTAAACGAGTTGGGTGGCCTACCATACGCTGGTAGCACTCGCTCATTCCTTATCACTCCTGCTGGCTATAACGCCAACATCTACAACGGTAACGTTGTGGCTTTGGTTGCAGGCTATCTCCAGAACGTGACTACCGTTGGTAGCTCATCTGGTAACGTGTTCCCCGTGGGCACAATCGGCATTTTTGTCGGTTGCTCTTACGTGAACACACAAGGTCAGACTGTGTTCTCACAGTACTACCCTGCTAACGCTGCAAACGCTGTTGCTTTCGTCATTGATGACGACCGCGCTGTGTTCCAAGTGCAAGCTGACGGCCCTATCACACAGGCTGAATTGGGTCAGAACGTTATCTTGGCTGAAGGTCAAACCAACAGCACAGGTTCTACCGTTTCTGGTAACTCAACAATCGCTGTGAGCGCTACGGCTGCTGCAACATCTACATACGCATTCCGTATTGTTGGTTTTGCTCAAGGCACAGATCAAGCAGTTGGTGACGCTAAAACTGACATTTTGGTCAAGTTTAACGTCGGTGTTCATTCTTATAGCAACGCCAACGGCATCGCTTAATCAGGAGTAACTAACCATGGCAATTTCACGCGCACAACTACTTAAAGAGTTGCTCCCCGGTCTGAACGCTTTGTTCGGTATGGAATACGCTCGCTACGGCGAAGAGCACAAAGAAATCTACGAAACAGAGAAATCTGAGCGTAGCTTTGAAGAAGAGACAAAGCTTGCTGGCTTTGGCTCTGCTCCAGTCAAGAACGAGGGTTCAGCCATTGCGTATGACAACGCACAGGAAGCCTTCACAGCACGTTACAACCACGAGACTATCGCCCTTGGCTTCTCCATCACGGAAGAAGCTGTGGAAGATAACTTGTACGACAGCTTGTCTGCTCGTTACACAAAGTCTTTGGCCCGTGCCATGTCTTACACCAAGCAAGTTAAAGCTGCTTCCGTTATCAACAACGGTTTCAGCGGTTCATACTTGGGCGGTGACGGCGTTTCTTTGTTCGGTGTCAACTCATCTAGCGCTCGCGTTGGTCACCCACTCGTTAACGGTGGTGTGAACTACAACAGCCCAACAGTTGGTGTTGACTTGAACGAGACTTCATTGGAAAACGCTGTGATTCAGATTGCAGCTTGGACTGATGAGCGCGGTCTGTTGATCGCCGCCAAGCCACGCAAGATGGTGATTCCTCCATCACTGATGTTCGTTGCTAAGCGTTTGCTTGACACTGAACTTCGTGTACAAACTTCTGACAACGACATCAACGCGTTGAAGCAGATGGGTGCAATCCCTGAAGGTTACACTGTTAACCACTTCTTGACCGACAGCAACGGCTGGTATTTGATTACCGATGTTCCTAACGGCATGAAGCACTTCGAACGTATCGCTTTGCAAAACAGCATGGACGGTGACTTTGATACAGGTAACGTTCGTTACAAAGCCCGTGAGCGTTATAGCTTCGGCTGGTCTGATCCTCTCGGTATGTGGGGTTCAGCAGGCGCTTAATGCGTTTGTGAAAAGGGGGCTTGTGCCCCCTTTTCTTTTGGTGTATATTGACTTCATTCCGGGGTTATCCGGTGCATTAGACAGTCCCGGCTGACGACATACAGACTGATGCACTTTACTTGTATGTAAGGACAAATCATGGCAAATTCCACGTTTAACGGCCCAGTACGGTCGCAGAATGGCTTTCAATCCATTACCATTAACCCAACCACTGGCGCAGTTACAGTCGACGCTACGTTCGGTGCTACCACCAGCGTAACTAACCTGACTACTTCAAATCTGGTTTTTACCGATCAAAACCACCCAACAACTGCTGCAATTAACGCAACAGCTACGGCTACCGCAGCGCAAGTTGCAACAGGCTACATTACTTCTACCTCAGCATCTCCTACGACTATTACGTTGCCTACAGGCACGTTGCTTGGTGCCGCTTTGGGTGCAAGCCGTGGTACTGTTTTAGAGTTGTATGTTGACAACACTGCTGGTGCAAGCACTGTAACTATTGCTGTTGCTACTAACGGTATTTTGTCTAGCGCTGCCGCTGACACTGCTGGTAGTTTTGGTGATTTGACAATTGCTTCTGGTGCAACTGGTATTGGTCGCTTCACCATCATGTTCTTTAGCGCAACAGCGTACGTGTTTACTCGTACCGCCTAATCAACCCAAGGGGCTTCGGCCCCGTTTTTAAAGGAGCTTGATTATGACGATGCAATATGACGTAAAGTCGTATCACAACACCGCGTCAGGGTTTGCGGTGCCATACCGCACCCGTCTCAAAGGTCTGTTGATTTCCCCAACAAAGGCTGTTGCATTTAACACCGTAATTGTTGAT